AGCGTTTTAAAGACGAAAATCTGTCCATGGATGAGGAAAGTAGGGAGTGGTTAGAGAGTTACACTACAACAATGTATATTGCTCTTGATAGGTCAAATTTTCAACAAGAAATACATGAACTTTATACAGACCTAGTTACTTTTGGAACTTCTGCGATGATGATTGAAGAAGATGAAGATAAGTTTTTACGATTTTCAACAAGACACATTAAAGAAATATATGTAGCAGAAAATGATAAAGGAGTGGTCGATACTGTCCACCGAGAGTTTAAAATGACAGCGAGAGCTGCATATCAACGATTTGGAGAAAAATTATCAAAAAGAATATTAGAGATTGCAGAAAAAAAACCATACGATGAAATTACATTACATCATTGTGTAAAACCAAACGATAATCAAAACCCATACAAGTTAGAAAATACTTCGATGCCTTTTGCATCAATCTATTATGACCATGAAGATCAAAAAATTATAACTTTATCTGGCTTCAACGAATTTCCTTTTGTTGTGCCTAGATGGTTAAAATCATCATCAGAAATATATGGTAGATCGCCAAGTATGACCGCACTTGCAGACATAAAAATGATTAACAAAATGTCTGAAACAACAATTAAAGCGGCACAAAAAATGGTAGATCCTCCATTACTTGTACCAGACGATAGTTTTATTTTACCAGTAAGAACACAACCAGGTGGTTTAAACTATTACAGAAGTGGTACGAGAGATAGAATAGAACCTTTACAAATAGGAGCTAACACTCCAGTAGGATTAAATTTAGAAGAACAAAGACGACAAGCTATAAGACAAGCATATTTCGTAGATCAATTACTTATGTCGCAAGATGCACGAATGACAGCAACAGAAGTAATGCAAAGAAACGAAGAAAAGATGCGATTACTAGCTCCAGTTTTAGGAAGATTACAAGCAGAAATGCTACAACCATTAATCAATAGATCTTTTAATATTATGCTGCGTAAAGGCTTATTACCAACACCCCCAGTAAGTTTGCAAGGCAGAACAATTGACATTGAATATGTATCACCTCTTGCTAGATCGCAACGCACTGGGGATGTACAAGCTATTTTAAGATCTTTAGAAATTATCACACCACTAGCACAAATGTTGCCAGTGATGGATTACCTAGATTCTGATAAATTAGTTAAACATATAACTGATGTATTAGGAGTACCACGAAAAGTATTACGATCTGATCAAGAAGTTGCTGCGATTAGAGAAGAACAAGCGGCAGCTGCGGCTGAACAAGCTGAACTCGACCAGGCATCCCAAATGGCAGAAGCTGGTGGTAAAGCAGCTCCGCTATTAAGGGAGATAAACAGTGGAGAACAAGGATAAACAACCAGAATTAATTTTAAAAGAATTACGAAGAAGCTATCAAATAGCTTTTAGTACAAAAGAAGGTAAAGAAGTTTTAACAGATCTTGAATTAAGAACTGGTATTCATTCTTCTACCTTTGATACTAATTCAAGTAGAGCTGCATATTTGGAAGGAATGAGAGCTGTAACATTATACATAAAAGGAATGTTAAAGCCTAACATGGAGAAAAAATGAGTGAAGAACAGACAACTGCACCAGAAGCGGTGCAATCTGAACCAACTACAGAACAACCACAATCTTTTATAAGTACATTACCAGAAGAATTGCAAAACGAACCATCATTAAAAAATTTTAGTGATGCTAGTCAATTGGCAAAAAGTTTTATTCATGCACAGCGAATGGTTGGGCAAGATAAAATGGCAGTGCCAACTAACAATTTTACAGATGATGATTGGAAAGAAACTTTTACTAAATTAGGATTGCCAAAATCAGCTGATGATTATGGAGTAAATTATAATTTAGCAGAAGGTGCAGATCCTCAACCAGTAAAAAATTTTTTAAATCATGCACATGGACTTGGATTATTACCAAAACAAGCCCAGGGCATTTTAGATTATTATGGTCAACTAGAAAGCGGTGCGAGAGAAGAAGCAGAAAAAAATTCTGCTCTAACTCGTAGCAAAAACGAAACTGAATTAAGACAAGAATTTGGTTTAGCTTATGATAAAAAAGTTAATGCAGCAAATAATGTGTTTAAAACTTTTTTTGCAAATGATTTAGCTGAACTTAAATTACAAGACGGAACACCAGTGGGTAATCATCCTGGATTTATTAAGGCACTTGCAAATATGTCTGAAAAATTTAGTGAAGATAATATTAGTGCTGGACAAGAAAATACCAGTGCTATAACACCACAAGAAGCACAAAGAGAAATTGATAAGATTATGTTTGATAAAACTCATGCTTATCATAACAAAGAACATCCTGGACACGAAGCAGCTGTCAAGGAAATGACAGATCTCTTTAATGCAAAAGTTTCAATGGGGTAGTGCGTAAGCATCCTATTTGACAATCTGAATAGAAGATCAACTAACAGTTGTAAAATGCAGATGAACCTACAATAGTAGATAATTCTCGAACATTTTAACCATAATTTGAATAAGGAGGACATTATGTCTAATCAAATTACTACAGCTTTTGTACAGCAGTATGGTTCTAATGTACAAATGCTTTCACAACAAATGGGTAGCCGTTTGCGTGAAGCTGTAGATGTTGAAAGCATTACTGGAAAAAATGCGTACTTTGATCAAGTTGGCAGTGTTACTGCACAAGTGCGTACATCCAGACATTCTTCGACTCCGCAAATTGATACTCCACACTCACGCAGACGAGTTAGCTTGGCTGATTATGAGTGGGCAGATCTAATTGATGATGCGGATAAAGTGAGAATGTTAATTGATCCAACTAGCTCTTATGCTAAAGCAGCAGCGGCAGCTATGGGAAGATCAATGGATGATGTTATCATCACAGCTTTAGGCGGCACAGCCTATTCTGGAGAAACTGGCGGCACTTCTGTTGCACTTCCAAGCACTCAAAAGTTTGCGACTTCAAACCAATCTGACGGTTTAACTGTTGCAAAACTTCTTGATGCAAAGAAGAAAATGGATTTAGCTGACGTAGATCCAAGCATACCAAGATATATTGTATGCGGAGCAACTCAAATAAGTGATTTGCTCAACACAACTGAAGTTAAATCTTCTGATTTCAATACTGTTAAAGCTCTAGCACAAGGTCAAATTGACTCTTACCTAGGTTTTAAATTTATTATGTCAAACAGATTAAACTTTGATGCAAGTAATACTGACGACAGATTAGTTTTTGCTTTCACAAAAGATGCTATCAAACTTGCTATTGGCAAGGATGTAACTGCAAGAATAGACGAAAGAGCTGATAAATCTTACAGCACACAAGTTTATTATTGTATGTCAATTGGTGCAACTAGAATGGAAGAAGAAAAAGTTGTTCAGATTCCTTGTAACGAGTAGGAGGGATAAGATATGGCAAGTGTAAAATCAAGTGCGATAACAAATCTGGATTCTGTACCAGCGGTTAATGCCGATGGCGGAAACAATTCTCCTATGATGGTATGGCACGATACATACGAAGCATCTTCCCTTGCAAGTGGTTCTGATATCACAATCGCAAGAATACCAGCTGGAGCAACTATACATGATGTAGTTATCAAAGCTGATGCTCTTGGAGGATCATCTACATTAATTGTAGGCGATTCAGGCGATGATAATAGATATTTAGCTGCTGTTGGCACATGGAATGTTGCTGGACAAACTCAATCAATGTTAGGTGGTAGCTCTACTGGAGCAGCAACAACTGCTGTAACTGGTGTAGGTTACAAAGTAAGCTCACAAACTGACATCGTTATTACTACTGGTGGTGCAACTATCAGTGGTACTATCTATGCTTGGGTTTATTGGACTCAATAACTAATAAAGGGGGATATATTCCCCCTTTTTTTACATGGAGAATTTATGGCAAAAAAAGGATTATACGCAAATATTAATGCAAGAAAAAAAGCTGGTACATCAAGACCAAAATCTAAATCAACAATAAGTCCAAAATCATATGCAAATATGAAAGCTGGATTTCCAAAAAAGAAAAAGTAAATGGCATCAAAAGTAGAAATATGTAACTCGGCACTAAATATGCTGGGAGCAAACAACATTACAGACATTACAGAAGATAGTAAAAACGCAAGGCTGTTAAACCAACGATATGAACCAGTGCGTGATGCTGTGTTTCGTAGTCATGCCTGGAACTGTTTAATTAAAAGAGTTGAACTGGCAGCTGATACTGACACACCTTCACACGAATACACTTATCAATATACTTTACCAGCTGATTGTTTACGAGTTTTAAAAGTAGGAGGTCATCACGATGGATCTTCTTCTGATTTAGATAATGGTACTGCTTTTAAAGTAGAAGGTAGAAAAATTCTATCAGATGAAAGTACCATGCACTTAATATACATTTCAAAAATTACAGATGTAAACGAATACGATACACTATTACAAGAAACTATAGCTGCAAGATTAGCAGCAGAATTATGTTATGCAGTAACTTCATCAACTTCTTTAGCAACACAAATGAATGAACTTTATCAAGATAAATTAAGAGAAGCTCGTCATGTTGATGCTTCGGAAGGAACTGCTGACAATTTAGACGCAAGTACATTTATTAATTCGAGGTATTAATGGCAAGGTCAACTATTGCCTTTACTAATTTTACTGCTGGAGAGTTATCTCCCAGGTTAGATGGTAGAACTGATTTAGGCAAATATTTTAATGGATGTAAAACTTTAGAAAATATGGTTGTACATCCACATGGTGCAGCAACAAGACGACCAGGAACAAAATTTATTCACGAAGTAAAAACAAGTTCTGCACAAACACGATTAATACCTTTTGAGTTTTCGACTACACAAACTTACATTATGGAGTTTGGTAATCAGTATATTCGTTTTTTTAAAGATAATGGTATTATTACCGAAAGTAATAAAACCATCAGCGGTGCAACACAAGCTAACCCTGGTGTTATAACCGCTACCTCCCATGGTTATTCCAATGACGACCACATCATCATATCCTCCGTTGTTGGAATGACCGAATTAAATGGAAAAACTTTTAAAGTTGCAAACAAAACAACAAATACTTTTGAACTGCAAGATGTTGATGGTAACAATGTTAATACAACAAGTTATACAGCTTATGGTTCTGCTGGTGTTGCAAATAAAATTTATGAAATTGCATCGCCATATTCAACTGCTGATTTACCAACAATAAAATTTGCACAAAGTGCAGATCTTATGTACCTGGTTCATCCAAGTTATGCGATTAGAAAATTAACAAGATCTGGACACACAAGTTGGACATTATCAACTCCTTCGTTGTCTGGTTCTCCATCGCCAGTTTTGAATACAACGACAAATAAATATCCGAGCTGTGTAACATTTTTTGAACAGCGATTAGTTTTTGCTGGATCAAATGACAATCCACAAACTTTGTGGTTTAGTAAAAGTGCTGATTTAGAAAATTTTACAACTGGATCTAATGATACTGATGCGATGGTTTATACAATTGCATCAAATAAAGTTAATGCAATTAGATATATTACAGCTCAACGATCTTTAATTTTAGGAACTGTTGGAGGGGAATTTGTTGTTAGTGCTTCTGGTACAACACAACCAATTACACCAACAAATGTACAGATACAAAGACAATCAAGTTATGGTGCAGCAAATATTGATGCTGTCCAAATTGAAAATGTTACCATGTTTGTGCAACGAGCAAAAAGAAAAATACGAGAGCTTGTTTATAATTTAAACATTGACCAATACCAAGCACAAGATATGACATTACTTGCCGAGCATATTACAGATGGCGGCATAACAGAAATGGCATATCAACAAGAACCAGATAGTGTTTTATGGTGTGTACGATCTGATGGCACATTACTTGGTTTTACTTATGCCAGGGCAGAAGAAGTTGTTGGTTGGCATCGTCATGTAGTTGGTGGTGCATTTAGTTCTGGAAATGCAGTAGTAGAAAGTGTTGCATCTATACCTACTGATGCAAATGAAGATGAATTATATATTATTGTTAAAAGAACTATTAACGGAACGACAAGACGATATGTCGAATATTTAACTTTATTTGATTATGGTACAGATCAAACAGATGCTTTTTATGTTGATAGTGGTTTAACTTATTCTGGTAGTGCAGCAACAGTTATTACTGGATTAGACCATTTAGAAGGACAATCGGTTACAATTTTAGCTGATGGATCTACACATCCAAACAAAACTGTATCTAGTGGTGCAATAACTTTAGAACGATCAAGTACAAAAGTTCATGTTGGTTTAGGTTATACATCATTATTACAAACAATGCGTGTAGAAGCTAAAGGAGAAGAAGCTACATCACAATCTAAAACAAAAAGAATTAATGAAGTTACTTTACGATTACATGAAAGTGTAGGTGTAGAAGTAGGATCTAGTTTATCAGATATGGAAAGAATACCTTTTCGATCTAGTGCCGCTGCTATGAGTAGTGCTGTGCCATTATTTACTGGCGACAAGCAAGTAGAATTTAGGGATGATTTTAATACTGATGGTTTTGTGTATGTACGACAAACACAACCATTACCACTTACAGTAATTTCTATCTATCCGATGATTACTGTTAATGATTGAGATAATAGCTTTTGAACAAGAACACGCAGAAAAAATTATTAATTCTATGATGAATGATCCATTGACAGAAGTTAATGAAAAATATCGTGATTTGTTAAAAGGTTTGTATGTGCCTGGTATGAGTTTTACTGCCATTAAAGATGATAAATC